CAGGGCCAGGCGGCGTACATGACCGCCTACCCCGCGTTCAAGAAGACCACCCCACCCGGGGTGCTGCCGGGGCTACCGGCCATGCCGTACGGCACCGACGGCAGAGAGCAGAACGCGAAGGCCTCCACGATCGAGCCAGGCAAGTTGTTTCCGTTCGACGTCAATCCGATCGACCAGCCCCGTTCGGGCGCCGACGCCGACAAGCTGATCGGGCAGATCCGGGAGATGCTCGAGTGGGCGCTGCCGAGCGTGGTCCAGGGCATGGTCGGCCAGGACCAGTCGGGGTACGCGCTGAACCAGGCGGCGTATCTGGCGCGGCTGGGCTGGGATCCGATCGTCTCGAACGCCGAGGTCGCCCTGGGCGATCGGACCGGCTTCGAATCCTGGCTGATCGAGTCGCGGCTCGGCGAGAAGGTCTACGCCTGGGGTGAGATCGAGGCCAAACGCGGGAAGAAGATGATCGGCGGCCAGACCAAGGCGACCTGGCTCGGCATCGGCCCCGAGGATCTCAAGGGGGTACATCGCTACGAGGCCAAGCTCTCACCGTCCACCCCGTCCAACGAGATCATCGAAACCAGGGCCATCGGCGAGAAGATGCAGTTGAAGCTGATCAGCTACGAGGACGCCGTCGAACGGGCGGGTTCGAACCCGGACGAGGTCGAGAAGTCGTGGTTGCTGCACGACCTGAAGAACTCCCAGGAGATCCAGGGCGAACTCAAGAACGCGATCCTCCAGAAGGTGGCGACGATCCGCTCGCAGGCCGCGCAGGCGGCCGGGGTGCCACCTGAGGTGCTGAATCCGGGTGCCACGGGCGTACCCGGTGGGACTCCGGGTGCTCCCCCGACACCCGGTCCAGGCGGGATGCCCGGCAACCCCGTGCCGTCTCCAGGGCAGGGGCTGCCTATGGGTCCGCCAGGCGCGGCGCCCGGTACACCCGTCGTACCGGGGCCGCCGCCAGGCGCCATGCCGATGCCAGGAGGCTAGATGCCGGGACCAGCCAACATGATGGACGAGGTCGCGACAGACCTCGCCGCGTGGATCGACAAGACCGCCAGCGAGGTGGCGCTGGCGTTCGCGCCCGGCCGCGCCCCGTTCTCGGCGAACATCACCGAGGACCAGAAGCTTCAGTACTACCGCAGCCAGCTTTTCAACCCCGACGGCTCGCCCAACGTCCAGGGCCGCACGGCGCAGCTTCAGCGCCTGGGCGTTGAGGGATTCGGGCTGGTCTACAAGGCGATCATCAAGCGTTGGCCCGAGTTGAAGATCCCTGCGCCGCCTTCGATCGAAGTTCCGAGCGAATGGCCTCGACCAGCGCCTGGAGGTCCGCCACCTGGCCCCCCATCTCCAGCAGGAGCGCCTCCAGGGCCACCACCCGGCCCTCCAGTCGGTCCGCCACCTCCGGCAGGCCCCCCAGGGCCGCCTGGTTCACGTCCGGGTCCACCACTACTTCCACCCAACACTCCTCCTATGCCACCGGTACGGGCGATGGCAACGGGTGGCGTCGTCACCGAGCCAACGCTGGCCCTGATCGGCGAGGCTGGTCCCGAGGCGGTCGTGCCACTACGCGACTACCAACCGACACCCTATCAGCCGCCTCAGCCCACGGTGGAGCAGTCATTGCGAAATCTTGGCACCGGCTTCGCGCCGGGGCAGCAGCCACCCGAGCAAGGCGAGATCCAGGCGTACATCGACCAGGCCGCCAGGGCGCGTGGCATCGACCCCGCCACAGCAATGTCGGTGGCGTACTTCGAGGGTGGTCGCGACCCGGCCAACCCCAACCAAGCCGCGTTCACCGACCCGAACGTGCGCGGCAGCTTCAACACTGGCTCGTCGTGGTGGCCGTTCCAGCTTCACTACGGCGGCCCAGGCTACGAGCAGTACGGTACCGCCGCTGGCCTGGGCAACGAGTTCACGCGCCAGACGGGCTATCAGCCGGGCGACCCTGCGGCGTGGAAGGCGTCGGTGGACTTCGCCCTGGACAATGCGCTCAAGGGTGGCTGGAGCCAGTGGTATGGCTCTCGTCCCGCAGGCGTAAGCAACTGGCAGGGTTTGCCACCGAGGAGTGCCTGAGATGACGACGTACGACTACGCGAACTTCACTGCTTCGGGCGACGCACGGGCGTGGGCCAAGCAGATGGCCGACCAGGCCTTCCAGCAGGCGCAGATGCAGGGCATGAGTGGCAATCTGGCCCTGGACCAGGCGAAGTTCGCCTGGCAGAAGGTCATGGACACCGCCGGGCTGACCGGCAAGTTCGAAGACAACTGGACCTTCCCGGCCAACCAGTGGTTCACCTCCCAGTTCGGGGAGTGGATGCCCAACGGTCCCACTGCTGGCCAGCAGACGATGGCTCGCGAGCAGCAGACGTACGAGCAGCAGCAGGGCTACGGCTCGCTCTACGGGCAGTACTACGCGCCTGGCACGGCACCCTCCCAGGGCCAGCAGACCCTCTCGGCCCAGGATCTGGCGATGCGGAATGCCCTCGGCGCCGCTGGGGTGACCGGCTACTACGTGGCGCCGGGGAGCGCGGCGGGTGCCCAGGGTGTGCAGACACTCCAGGGCCAGAACCAGCAGTTCCAGCAGGGCCTCCAGACGCAGCAGGAGCAACGCGCCGCGCAAGCGCAGGGGCAGTCGCAGGCGATGCAGTACCTTCAGCTACTGTCGAACCTGCGCGGACCCGCCGACTGGGCCAAGTACCAGCAGGTGCTCGGCTCCACGCCCGGTGGCATGCGCGATCTGGTTGGCGCCGCCATGGGCCAGTACGTGCCTGGCGGTGGCGCCACCACAGGCATGGCGCCGCAGGCCGTCAGCCTTCAGAGCATGATGGGCGACGTCAGTGGCAACCCGTACTACGGCCAGGGCGGTGGTCAGTTGCTCACGCCCAACGTGTACGGCCAGAACTCGCAGGGCATGTACACCCAGCAGTACCAGCCGAGCCAGCAGACAATCGCGGGGTACCAGCAGGCTGCCACTCAGGCCTACCAGCCCCAGCAGCAGTGGGCGCAGCCGGGCGGCCAGATCTCTCAGGAAGGCATGTGGGGCGGCCCGAAGAGTGGTGCCGCCTGGGACCAGTACAGCGCTGCCCAGCAGCAACGCCAGGCGCAGATGCCGCAGATGCAGACGCAGACCAGCGGCGGCCTGGGCATGGGCAGCTTCGGTGCCGCGCAACCGGCGCAGATGTTCAGCGGCCAGCAGCCGTCGCAGTACCAGGGCGGTCAGCCGGCCCAGTATCAGAATGAGCAGTGGGCCAGCGGCGCGTATCGCGGCGGCACTGGCGGCCTCGGGATGGGCAACATGGGCGGCCAGACCTGGGGCAGCGGCATCGGCGTCGGGCAGCAGCAGCCCACGCCGCAGCAGCAGCAGCAGGGCCTTGGCAACGGCACCAACCTGCCAGCGCCGAACCAGATCTCGGCCCAGGGCTGGAAGAACATGCAGCCGTCGCAGCAGCAGATGCTGCTCGGCATGTACGAGGCCCAGGGCTGGGACAAGGGCGACGTGCAGTCGCTCTACAACCAGAGCCTGCCGAAGTACGCCACCAACTCGCCGACCGCTGGCACCTGGCGAATGTAAGCCATGACGATGCTGCCGGACATCGACCAGACGTCGTGGGACGAGTACGAGAAGCAAGAGCTTCAGCGGCAGCTTGAGCAGAAGCAGCAGGGCTTCACCCTGCAAAGCATGATCGGTGAGAAGGTCGCCGGTCTCCAGAGCCTGGTGGGCGGCGGCGCTGGTGCGGAACAACAGGCCGTCGCTCCACCACCTCCCCCCGCGCCCGAGCCGGCTCCCGAACCGTCCGTTTCCCAGGCGCCTCCCGAGCCGGCTCCGGCACCTCCCCCGCCGCCACCTCCGCCTGCACCTCCCGCGCCCGTGAACAACCAGCAGGACTGGATGGCCCAGGCGATAAGTGCCGTGGGCCGCGCCGGGGGCGACGTGCAGCAGTTCGCGTCCAACCTGGGCAGCGGCACCGGCGACATGGTTGCTGGTGCGATCAGCGCTGCCGGCAAGGCCGGCGCGGACGTGCAGCAATTCGCAGCGAATTTACCTACCCTACCAGCGCCACCTCCGCCGCCACCGACCCCAAGGGTGCCCACGCCGTCACCACCTCCTGTTGCACTCCAATCTGACGGCGCGGCGGGTGGTGGCAGCCTTCAGGACTACGCTCGCCAGGCCGCGCAGCGGGTCGGCATTGACCCCGACATCTTCACCCGTCAAATCCAGCAGGAGTCGGGTTTCAACCCGAACGCCAAGTCGCCGGCCGGGGCCACGGGCATCGCCCAGTTCATGCCGGGCACCGCCCAGGGCATGGGCATCGACCCGTCCGATCCGTACGCCGCCCTGGACGCGGCGGCGAAGCTGGATCGCCAGAATCTCGAGAAGTACGGCGACTACCGCTCGGCCCTCGCGGCGTACAACGCCGGCGGCGGCAACGTGGACAAGTACGGCGGGGTGCCGCCGTTCGAAGAGACCCAGCGCTACGTCCAGAACATCCTGGGCGGCGCAGGAGGCGCCATTGGCAGCGCCGCCTCCGCCGCTGGTGGGGCGATCGGCGGGGCGGTTTCGGGCGCCGTCTCCGCCGGCCGCCAGGCCGTCACGGACATCTCCCAGTTCGGCGATAAACAGTTGAACAACGACGAGGCGTACGCCGCGTGTGGACCCGCCGCAGCGGTGCGCTTCGCTTCCATGTACGGCCGCAACCCGAGCCTGCGCGAGGCGGTGGACCTGGCCAAGCAGGTGGGCTGGACGGCCGCCAACGGCATGGCCGGTCTCGCCTCCGAGAAGAACTTGATGGACAAGCTCGGCGTCGCCACCAAGATGGTCAGCGGCGGCAACTGGGATCTGTTCGCCAAGGAGGCGCAGAGCGGCAACCCCGTCACCATCTCGACGCCTGGCCACTACTTCTTTGCCGACGGCTACGACCCGCAGAGCGGCGCGTTCCACGTCGGCCGCAGCGGCTCGGACCTGCGCCAGGGCAGCGAGTGGATGACCCCCGCACAGATGACTGCGGTGATGGGGCCAGTCCAGGGCGGCCTGCTCGCCGACAACCCGCAGGTGCCGCAGCCGTCGATCGCCGATCAGGACACCAACCCGCTCGGCTACCTGGGCCGCCTCAAGGACTCCATCACCAGTGGCATCGGCGGTGCCGCGTCCGGCGTCGGCAGCTTCATCGGCAGCAATGTGGGCCAGACCGCCAGCGACCTGGGCCTGGGAGCGCGGGGCATCGCCGACGCCCTGGGCGGCATGGCCAAGACGCAGGGCGACCAGTTCGCCTCCGACGCCGACGCCGTGCGGCGGCTCAACGACACGATCATGGCCACCCCGCCCGGCCAGCCGCTGGAGACAGCTCTCCGGGGCATCGAGGGGCGGCTCCGCGACCTGAACCTGCCGACCACGCCGACGGACCTGTGGACCCGCGCAGAGGAACCCACGGGCGCCGTCGCCGAGGGGCCGGGCCTGGCAGCGCTCGGACGCGGGTTCAGCGCCCTGGGCACGGGCGTGAAGGCACTCACCGACGTCACCCAGGAGATCAGCCCTGGCACCGCCCTGGGCCGCATGCAGGCGGGTGAGGAAGCGCTGCTCTGGTCCGACCCCTCGGCTCGAGCCGTGATGCTCGCCAACGGGATGTCGCCGGATATGTCGATGGGGGAGTCGGCGCGAGCGCAGATCAGCATGTCGCCGACCGATCGCGCCATCCTCGGTCAGGCCAGGGCCGACATCCGCGCCCAGGGGCCAGAGGCGGTGTCGTCGGCGGCGTTCGGCGAAGGCACCCGCCGCGAGGAGTACGAGAACCAGTACAACACGCTGCTCGGCCTGGCGTCGATGGGCATCGCCCCCGAAGGCCTGGCCAGCGGCGCCGGCCGCTTCGCTGCCAGCCTGGCGGTGGACCCTGGCAGCGCCCCCTTCGCCGCCCTGGGCGCGATCCCCGATGCGCTGCGAATAGTTCGTGGTGCTGCGCCCCAAGCGGGTGAGGCGGCGCGTCTGGTGGAGCGCGGGGCGAACTACCTGCCAGGGACGCCGGAGTTCAACTTCGAGCAGGCCGCCCAGGCCTCGCGCGATGCCGCCGCCGACGGGCTGACGCATCTCGATCTCCACAACATGCCCGGCTCGCCCTTCACCCTGACCGGCGGCAAGGGCACACTCAAGACGAACCCCGGCGGCGCCCCGACGCAGGATGCGCTGCGCGAGCTTCTCGACGCCAACCTGCACAACAAGGACTTCTACGTGGACCAGGCCGACGACGCCGAGCGGCTGGTCGGCGACAACAAGGCGGAGTGGTTCAGCCTGAACGCGATCAACTCCCCGCTGACGAAGGTGGAGCGTCAACTGGAGGAGTCGATCAACGCGATGGGTCTGGTGCGCGAGGAGGCGGCGAAGGCTCGTGCCGCTGGGCAGGACGAGCAGCAGGCGATCCTCAACGCGGTCCGCGACAAGGACCGCCTCAGCCTTGCCAGCACGACTGCGCCGAACAAACGCGCCGATATCGAAGAGTCGTATCTGACGGGACGCTCAGAGGTGACGGGGGCGCCGAAGACGTCCTCGTTCGCAGGCAACTACACCTCCGCTGGTGAGCGGGTGTTCGATCCGCGCATCACCAGCGACGTACATAACTGGCGCCTGTTCAACGTTTCTGATGACACCAAACGGGTGGTTCGCAAAGGTAAGGAAATCATCGAACGGCCCTGGGAAAAGAACGCCGCCAATAACGACACCGCGTACCGGTTTGTGGAGGCCTCACTCAATGACCTCGCGCGTGAGAAGGGCCTGGAGGGGCATCAGGTCCAGTCCGCCCTATGGAGCGGCATGCGCGGTCTGCAAAGCGACCCGGAGGCGTACGCCTTATGGAAGGCCGGCAAGTTCTCAGACGCCGTGCGGATGGGCCGCGAGCGGAGCCTGTTCAACCTGCCAGGCGCGGGTGAGATCGAGGTCGCCATGCAGGCGCCAGGCGTCCAGAAAGCGCTCGCGCGGTACGGCCACCTGCTGAAAGACCCGCCGCCGCTCCAGGGCTTCGGCATGACGCGGGAGTACCCCGGCTTCGGCGCTGGCAAGCCCAAGGCCCGACCGGCGCGTCCGTCAGGTGCCGCGTTCCGCACCGCCGAACGCGCTGTTGCGGAGGCCGGTGCGCCGGTCGTGCAGGGCTTGAGTGGTGACGTGGTCCGCGCCCTGGGCACCACACCCGAAGGCATCATCCCGTGGCTCGGCGCCGCGCACCGCGTGGAGGAAGTGGCGCCCGGTCAGTTCGCGATCCACCTCCCCTCCGGCAACAGTCAGACGGCGCGGTACGTCGCCTCGCTGATTGGCGACGCCACCGGTGCTGACTCGGTGCCGATCCACATTCCGAATTTCCGCGCTCCGGACATCGGCGGTTTCAGCGTCGTGGCGGACCCGGAGGCCATCGCCGCCTTTCGCACGGAGCTTGACGCACAGGGCGTCCCGTACCTCCGTGGGACTACAGGAGCCTCCGTACAGATCCCCCTGAAAGCGGGGTTGGACGGCACCGAAGAGGGTATAGTTCAGGCGGCGCAGCGAGCCGGTTTGCCGCTGGAGTCGCTGAATCACTACGCGGGAGCAACCGTCAATGCCGTATCCGGAGAGTACACGTCAACGCTTGGCGAGCTTGGGCCTACCTTTGGACCCGCTACCGCCGAGCGATCCGATCTACAGCAACGGGCTATTAGTCGGCTTCGGGAACTCGGCGCCGGCCGACCAGGCAGCTACGCCGGAGACACCAGCCGCATCGCCGCTCCCGACCTATCAGGCGGGGCAGTATCAGGTGCCGACCTCGGAGGGAACCTCGCCTCCGTCATCGCTCGAGGAGCAGGCGAAGGCCTGAGATCCGACCTCGCCCGAGGTGCCATCACTGGTGGTATCTCGGGCGGGTATGCCGCCGCCCAACAGCCTGGCGCCAGCCCTGAGGACATCGCCCTCGGCGCCCTGACCGGCGCCTCCGCTGGCGCCGTACGCGGCGGCCTTACCAGCGCCATCCCGAGCCTGGACACCGCCCGTCTTGGGCACCTGGCCAACATCATCGGTCGGGACGGTCGGCAGCTTACGAACGAGGACGGCAAGCTCCTCGGCAAGCCCACGCCGCTGGACGAAAAGCTGTGGATCCCCGGTCGGCCCGAGCCTGGCGCCGACCTGGCCAAGCTGGTTAGCCCGGCCGGCAACCTGCTGAGCACCGTCGGTACCGGCACCACCGAGGCTGGCACCGAGGCGACGGGTATCGCTCGGACCCTGCTCGGCGCGGAGCCGTGGACGTACACGCCGCCCGAGGACGTCACCAAGTCGCTGCCCAACCTGATGCACATGGCCAACGGCATGCCCGACGTGCAGGCTTCCCTGGCACGGACGAGCGAGGAGTCGAAGGCCCTGATGCAGAAGTACCGCCAGGGCACCATCACCCACGACGACCTGATCCAGATGGCCGCCGAGAGTGTCGGCATGACCGCTGACGACTTCCGCAAGACCGAGGTCGGCAAGGCCTTCCGTCCCGAGGAACTGCTCGCCCTGCGGGGTGCGGTGGCGAAGTCCACCGACGACTGGCTGCGCACCGCTCGCGAGATCCAACAGCAGGGCGGCGTCGAGAAGCTGAGTCCCGAGCAGAAGGTCAACGCGATGCGCCAGATGCTGGACGCGGCGCAGCTTCAGGCGGTGGGTGTCGGCGGCGCCAGCACCGCTGCGCGAACACTGAACCAGCAGCGCATCAACGTCACCCGCATGCTGATGGAGCAGTTGACCAAGGGCACCGAACTGAAGTCCGCCACTGCGGCGCTCACCGAGGCTCGGGCACGTGAAGCCTGGGCCAGCGCCAAGTTGGGCATCAAGCCGCGCCAGGGCCTCGAGGCGCGGGTCGGTCCGTCGCCGGCGGGGGATGCGATCCGTGGCCAGGCCAAGACCGCCGCCGAGGCGTACCAGGCGCGGCTGGACGCCGCCAGGGCTGACCTTCGCGCCCAGGGCCGCTACGACGAGAAGAACTGGAACGCTCGCCTGGCGGAACTGGAAGACAAGGCGAACATCTCTCGAGACGCCGGGATGAAGCAGGCGGTCCAGGCCGAACGCGCCAGGGTGAACGGCAGCTACGACAACTACATCGACGCCGTGAAGGCCGAGCTTCAGGCGCAGGACAACTTCGACCAGAAGACCTGGGACGCAACGCTGGCCAAGCTGGACAAGCAACACCAGAGCATGCAGGAACGCGGGTCGATGTGGAACCGCCGCGACGTCACCACGCCCGAGGGGCAGACGGCCTGGTTGCAGGGCATGGCGAACAACGCTCGCGAGGACGCCAAGGCGGAGAACAATCGCGCCATCGCCGCCTGGAACCGCCAGCTACGCGACGCCGAGACGCAGCGGAACATCGCCAACCGCATCCTCGGCCGTCTTGGTGGCGAGAAGGTCACCGACGAGATGCTCAAGGGCATGATCGAGGCGATGGGCAGCGGCGACACGATGCAGATGGCCAAGTACCTCCAGGGTCTCAAGAAGGTCGGCTGGTGGGACCGCATCGGCACCCTGCGCTACGCCAGCATGCTCTCCGGCCTGGCGACGCACGAGGCGCAGCTTCTCGGCAACACGGTGATGGGTGGCCTCGCCATGGGTGCCCACCCGCTCGCCGTCGGTGCCGACATCGCCAGGTACGGCGTCGGCCGCGCCCTGGGCCAGGACGTGGAGCGCCAGCGCTACATGTCCGAACTGCCGGCGATGATGCGCGGCATGAAGGGCGGCTGGCACTCGGGCCGCGAGGACGCGCTGTCGATCCTCAAGACCGGCATCAACCCCGCCGAGGCGTCGCGGAACTGGGAGGCCCTGGGCAGCCCTGGCTTCGCGATCGAGCAGACTGCCCTGGGCAAGGCGCTCGGAGATACGGGCAGCAAGGCTGTGAACGCTGCCGTTGAGGGTCCGCTCCGCGCCCTGGGCGCAGGCGATGCCCTGATCCGAGGCACGATGCGCGGCGCGTTCGCCTACCAGCTTGCCGAGCGCCAGGCGATCCGCGAAGGCTTCGCCGCAGGCTCCAGGCGCAACGATCGCGTAGAGGAGATCGTGCGCAACCTGCACGAGTTCCCCGAGCTTGTCCAGCAGGCCGACAACATGGCCAAGCGGGTGGTGCTGCAAGAGGGACGTGGCGAGATCTCGCCGCTGGCGCAGATCCGCAGCAAAGGCATCGCTGGCAACGCCTTCTCTCTGATCGCGCCGTTTGTGCGGACCCCGTACAACATCGCCGCCCAGGGCGCCGGCTTGACGCCACTCGGCTATGCGGGTGCGCTGACTGCCCTGGCGAAGGGCGACACGGGTGAGTTCGCCGATCGCGCCGCCAGGGCCACACTCGGCACAGGCATCCTGGGCGGCGCGTACGCCCTGGCCAAGAACGACCACCTGACGGGGGCGATGCCGACCGATCCGAGCGAGCGCTCCACACTGCCGCCCGGCTGGCAGCCGTACGCCCTCAAGCTGAACCTGCCCGGCCAGGATCAGCCAACGTACGTCAAGTACTCGAACCTGGCTGGTCCGATCGGGGTGCCGCTGGCGCTGGCGTCGGCGATGGTGGACGCCGAGAGGGACAACCGCTACGTGGAGCCAGGCAACGTCGTGCAGCGCATGTCGAACTACACCGGGCGGATGGCCGGCAGCTTCGGCAAGTACATGCTCGATCAGACGATGATGCAGGGCCTGGGCGCGGTGTATGACGCCGTCAACGAACCCGAGCGGAAGGGCGAGAACTTCCTCGAGTCGATGGCTGGTCAGTTCGCCCCGTACGCGGCGATGACCCGCTCACTCGATCGCGCCCTGGGCACCGGTCCTCGCGACCCGCACGGCATCCTTGACGCCCTGGAAGCGGCGTACCCAGGCCTGAGCGGCCTGGTGCAGCCCCGTCGCGACGCCCTCGGCCGCGAGGTGCGCGAGACGCAGACCGGCCTGCCAGCGATCATCTCGCCGGCGCGGTACGGCATCGAGCAGGACGACCCGACCCTCCGCGCCCTGGCGGCGGCGGACCAGGGCATCGGCGCCGCGCCGACGTCGATGCGCGGTTTCGACCTGACGCCCGAGGAGCGGCAACGGGTCTTCCCCGCCCAGGCCGGCTACTACATCCAGCAGGCGGTGCAGGACATGGCCTCGCGCCCTGACTACCAGGCCAGGGACCGCGATACGCAGCAGACAATCATGGCACGGGTGATTGAGCAGGCTCGTGCCCAGGCGTTCGCCGACCTGTACAACTCGTGGTCACCCGAGGAACGCCTGCGGCGCCAGGAGATGAACCGTCAACGCACCGCCGCCGAGGCGCGGCCCTACTAGGAGGATCCCATGGGACAACCAACGCCTCCGCTCCCGACCGGTGGCGGCGCCGCTCGAGCGACGCAGGTGCCGAACCTGCCGAACATGCAGATGGATCCGACCACCCAGGCCAACATCCTGGCGCAGATCCAGCGCTCCGGGTGGAACGCGTCGCAGCCCACGCCTGAGATCCAGTTCACCCAGGATCCGGGCGGCAACCCGACGCCCGTCGTCAAGGGCTGGTCGATGGTGATCACCGACCCGAAGACGGGCACCAACGAGAAGGTCGGTCTGAGCTACTCGCCTGGTGGGCGGATGCCGTGGGGCATCACCGACGCTCCGAAGTCACTGCCGACGGATCCCGCCGTCGCCGGCAGGACCACGGTCAAGACCAACCAGGGTGTGTACTCGTACGACCCGAAGACGCAGACCACCACGTACCTGATGCCGTCCGACATCCCGAACGCCGACGAGGAGATCTCGAAGGCGGTGGAGCGGCAGGACCGCGAGGCGCTGCGCAACGAGAAGGAAGCCAACTACCAGGCGGGGCGCGGCTACCAGACCGACGCCGACTACCACAAGATGGCGGACGACGCCGCCAGGACCGGTATCAGTGCAGGCCAACTGGCAGAGAACATCCGCCAGTTCAACGCCGACCAGGCCGAGAAGATCCGCCAGTTCGACATCAAGCAGGCCGCTCAGGACAAGAAAGACGCCCAGGACATCCTCCAGTCCAAGGCGACCGTCGGCCAGATCAACGCGCAGACCGGCCAGATCACCACCAGCACCAGCAAGACGCAGCAGGAGATCGAGCAGTCCGCCGAACTGTTCCCCCTGACGAAGGAGCAGACGCAGGCCACCACGGCTGGCATCAAGGCGCGAACTGCTGCCGAGGAGCAGGCGCAGAAGATCGCCGCCGCGCCCACGCTCCAGGGTGGCCTGACCACTCCATACCTGACCACGGTCAACCCGCTCACTGGCCAGGTTGACCAGAGCCAGATGAACAAGGCCTACCTGCCCAAGACCCAGGGCGAGATCGCCGCCAGGGTCGGGCAGATCCAGTCCCTGGCGCAGGCCAAAGGGCAGGAGATCCAGGCCAAGGTCGGCCAGAACGGCTACACCGCCGACCAGGCGCTGGCGGACTACAACAAGTGGTGGGACCAGAACGTCGCGCCGCAGACCCAGGCACTCCAGTCCGCCCAGGAGGAGAACGCCTTTACTCGAGCCAAGGACGCGGCGCAGGCGCGGCAACAGGGTTACCAGACCGCCCTGGGCGCAGGCACCCAGGCGATCAATGCCTTCAACGCCGAGGCAGCCAACCGGGTCGGGCCGAACTACGAGAACGTCATCAATCAGATCCGCTCGGGCAAGGACATCAAGAACATCGACATGACCGGCGCCTTCACCTACAAGGGGCCGTCCGTGCAGGACACCGCCAACCAGGCGGTGCAGAACTCACTCAAGACGATGGGCGCCGACGCCCTGCCGCAGTTCCAGGGCGTGGACATTCCAGGCCTGCTGAACCGCACCCAGTACATGCCAGGCGCGATGCCGCCGCAGGGGCCGCCAGGGCAGCCGATGCCCTCCCAGGGACCGCCACCAGGGCCGCCGCAGCCGATGCCCTCCCAGGGACCACCACCACCACCCATGGTCTCGAGCGGCACCCAGGGGCCTGGCAATCCCTGGGCGAATGGCACACCACCGCCAGGCACGACCTGGCAGAACGCCAACCTGCCGAACCCCTTCGACTATTTGAAATACCAACTGACTGACCGTTACGGCGGCGCCTGAGAGGTAGTACGATGCAGCCCGAACAACCAAGCACCCCTTCAGCGGACGCTCAGGCGCCCGATGCAGCGGCCCAGGACCAGACTTCTGGCCAGCCCGAGGAGGGGTCTTCCGAATCGCCCAGTTGGTGGCAGCGACTGTTCAACCGCCGACCGGCAGGGGAGACCGAATCCGAAGGCGGGGAGTCCGGACAACCAGGCGGCGCGTCGTCAAAGCTGAGCCTGACCCAGGAGGAGTTAGACCGACGAGTCCAGGCCGAGACTGACCGTCGAGAGTCACGCCGCGCCGCGCAAGCGCAGGCCAACGAACGCAGGCGACTGCGGGACGAGGATCCCTGGGCGTACGCGGAGCAGGATCGCCAGCAAGAGCAGACCGCGATCGGCAATGCCAACGTGGAGCAGTTCTTCGCGAGGATCGGATCCGAACACGATCGGGCGTCAATCGACCCCGTCATGGAGCAACTGCCCAGGGCAGAACTCCAGCGGATCATGGGACTTGAGGGTGCAGGCGCAGGACTCGAAGGCCGCAAGCTGGTTGTCAAGGAAGCCATGAAGGCACTCGAGAAGCACTGGAAGGCCGAAGGCGCCAAGGACGCCGAGCGGCGGCTTCGATCAAACCCCGCGTTCCGCAAGCAGGTACTCGCGGAGATGCGCGGCCAGGTGGTCGAACCCGAACTGCTCCCCGCGTTCAGTGGCAGTTCGGCAGACGAGAAGGTCTCGGACATTCTCCGGGCCTCCATCGGCATGAGACACAACAACCTGGGCTGAGCGACGTTGAGCTAATCGCGCACCTCGGCCCTGAGGGAGCTAGAGGTGCCGTACAACTCGATCGCCACCCGCGCCACACCTGGCAGCGGTCCGCTTATCCCCGAGGACGTTCAGCGGGACATCGTCCAGTCCATCGAACAGAAGAGCGCGGCACTCCAACTCATGCCGCACGTCCGGATGAAGAGGGCGCAGCAGCGCATCCCGGTGATGTCGCAGCTACCCGTGGCGTACTGGATCACCGGCGCCTCCCTGGACGCTCGAGACATCGGCATGAAGCAGACGACCACCCTCGCCTGGGACAACGTCTACCTCAACGCCGAAGAGATGGCCGTGATCGTGCCGATCGCCAAGAACCTGCTTGACGACATGGACTACGACTTTTGGGCACAGGTGAAGCCCAAGGTCACCGAGGCCTTCGGCGTCGCCCTGGACGAGGCGATCTTCTTTGGCGTGAACGCGCCAACCACCTTCCCGCCGGCGATCGTCACGGGCGCCAACAGCGCTGGCAACCTCGTGGTCGCTGGTACCTCCACGGTGGACTACGTCGATGACGTCAACAATGCGATGGGGCTGGTTGAGGCGGACGGTTTCGACGTCACCGGCTTTTGGGCACGGCGCCAGGTCAAGGCCAAGCTGCGCGGCTTGCGCGACACCACCAAGGGGCTGCTGTTCAACCCGGACGCGCCGCTCAGCGCGTCGATCAACACCGGCTCGCTCTACGGTGAGACGATCGTGTTTTCGAACGCTGGTCTGTCAGGCTTCGCCACGGGCGCCGCGTTCTACTCCATGATCATGGGCCAGTGGGACCAGTCGATGCTGGCAGTCCGCGACGACATCTCGATGGAGATGTTCGACACGGGCGTCATCACCGACAACGGCTCGCCCCCGGTGATCCAATACAACCTGATGCAACAGGACATGGTCGCGTTGCGTGTGACGGCGCGGTTCGCCTGGGCGATCCCCAACCCGATCAACCGCCAACAGCAGACCAAAGCTTCGCGGTACCCGTTTGCGGTCGTGCAGCAGAAGGCCAGCACCGGCGGCGAGGGTTAGACCATGCCGGGTGGGCGCCCCTACAAGAAGCCCGTCTCGAAAGCACAGATGCGATTCTTCGGGGCCGCAGCCGGGGGCCAGGTTCCCGGCTTCGACCCCACCGAGGCGCAGAACAAGCTGCGCGGCGTCAAGGAGTCGAAGCTGCCCGAGCGGAAAAAGAAGAGGAAGTAATGGTCAAGATCCACACGCTTGTCCCGCTCACCCATCCGACCACGGGTGAGCAGTTCGCGGCGGGTACCGAGGTGGACGTCGCCCAGGAGGTCGCCGCCGACTGGAAGGCCGACGGCAAGATCGCGTACGCCGCCGACGTCGATGCCGCCGTCAAGGCCGCCAGCGAAGGCAACTTCTCGGCCAGGACTGGTCGCGAGGAGATCGCGAGCACCAAGTCGGACGAGCCGGCGCCGAAGAGGAAGACCTGATGCCACGCCTGCGTTTCCTGGCGCCGTCGGTCGATCCACGCCCCGATCATCCAGCCACCACGTACGGCCCAGGGCACGAGACGGACTACGTGGCCGAGGACTACGAGTACATCAAGTCGCTGCTACTGGAAGGCAAGGCCGAGCTTCTCGACGGACCGCCGCCGCCAGCGCTCTTCGCGGCACCTGCGCCATGAGCAGCGTTGTCTTCAATGCGGACGCCGTGGACTCGGTGACACCCACCACCGTGTACGGCAAGGGGCACTCGGGCAACATCGCCGACGAGGCGTTCGTCGCCAGCCTGATTGCCAGCGGCAAGGCCTCGTACCAGGGCGCCACGCCACGTGGCATCTACGTGGCGCCGATCGGCACCACCACCGCCACGGTCAACTTTGTCGTGGACCAGCCATGCACGGCGATGGCAGTGAAGTACGGCACGACCACGGCGATCGGTAGCAGCCAGGCCGCGACGCCAGCCTCTGGTCAGGGCGCCGTCACTGCTGCCCTGACCGGCCTGACCACCGGGACGCTCTACTACTACGCCGTCACGGTGACCTATGGCAGCTTCGTGACGCAGTCACCGACCTACACCTTCAGGACGGCATGATCACGCTCGCGCAGCTTGAGCAAGAGGTGGCCCGGCGGACGGGGCCGTTCTTCCAGGCTGGCCAGGATCCGAGTACGCCGACCACGTCCACCACGGCGGCGGCGTACATGCCCACACTCAAGAGCAACGCCCTCCTGGGTGGGCCTGAGAACCTCTGGCTGCTGCGGCGTGGGGTGCTTGTCGGAGGTGCCACCACGCCGCAGCCCATCACCTCAGCGGATCGAATCCGCATGGTGCAGACGTTTGACGCCTCAGCGGGGCGCGTCGTGGTGGACCGCAACTGGCGCGACCCGATGTACCCCAATGAACTCGCCGACTTCACCCACCTGCACCCCGAGCAGGAGCTTCGAGTGGCAGTGCTCGCCGGGCTGCGCCGCTGCTTCCTTGAGGACATGATCGCGGCGGTAATTACCAGCGCCTATGGCGACATCGACCTGACGTACCAGGCACCGTGGATCACCAACCCGACCCAGGTGACCAGGGCGCAGTATGGCTGGACAAAGCCCTGGGCGGACGCGCCATTCGAGGCGACCATGCAGTCGGGCCACGTCATGCTGCGCGGCACCAGCGGCTCGTACGCTCCGGCCAACATATGGGTGACCGCTATGCGCCCCGCGTGGTCGTGGGTCAACGGCGCCGACTCCACCGCTGGGCCGAGCGCCGACACCGACGTGCTCAACGTCGATCTCGACTACGCCGCCGCCGCCGGCCACATCGAGGCCTGGCATCTGTTCCCGTCGCATATGTTTGCCGCAGCCGCAGGCAACCTCCAGGCGACGCAGGAGACGGCGGCGCGAGAGTTCACCCGTCAGTCGCTCATTTGGGGGCCTGAGCCGGCGCGGCGTGTCGGGTTCCCCAGTGTGGTCGGCTCACATTCCACGGTGGTGCTATGACGATTCCTATCGAGCAACCCTCGCCCCCCGAGACCGTCGGTGGTCAGCCGCACAACGCTGCCGAGGTGAACGGCCTGGTCGGCTTACATCTGCGGGAGTTCCTGCGCATCAAGGCCGTCATCAATCAGGATCAGGATTGGTTCCTACCGACCGACCTCAAGGTCGCACCGTACTACTTCACCACTGAGCAGGAGACGCTCATCAAGTCCGCGTTTAGCTCGCTCGATACGGCGCTCGATGCGCTCGACATGACCTTCATCAACCGGCTGGTGGGCATGGGGTGACGCTCGAGACGCCCAACGCCAGCGACCCCAGGGTCAACTACAACCCGGTTGGTGGCGAGCCGTTGCCGCCGACGTGGTCGCAGGGGCCACCTGGCCCCCCTGGGCCACAGGGGCCAATTGGCCCGGTCGGTCCGCCAGGCAAGGATGGCGCGACCGGCATCGCTGGCGACCAGGGTCCGCCAGGCGCCACCGGTACCCAGGGGCCGGTAGGCCCGGCTGGCCCCACAGGCTCGCAAGGGCCGCAAGGGCCGGGTGGTGTCCAGGGGCCACAGGGCGCCCAGGGCAACGTCGGCCCATCAGGCCCCGGTGGGCCTCCGGGTCCACAAGGTCCGATAGGGCCTGGGGTGAAGCCCGGTGGTACGGCTGGTCAGGTGTTGACGAAGCAGTCTGCGGCTGACTTCGACACGTACTGGCAGGCGCTGAGCGGTGGCGGCGGAATCACCCTGCCACTGACGCAGAACCTGACGTTCAGCCCTGACGCGACGTGGAACATCGGCACCAGTATCAGCGCTGGTCGGCCCTACCGCATCTTCGCCATGAGCGATCTAACGCTCGGCAACAACGACATGCAGTTGACCGCCGACACGTTGGCGTCGTCGAGCAGCCTGACGCTCAGCGCGACCACGTCTCAGATGACGTTCAAGACCAACAACGTCTCGCGGTGGTACATCGACTTCAGCGGTCACTTCAGGGCGCAGACGGACAACACGTACGACATCGGCACTGTCAACAGCACGCGGCCCCGCTCGATCTACGCCGCGACGAGTGTGGAGGCGCCGAGCAATTACCTCTACAACATGTACACCAACGCCTCGAACTACGAGCGGTTGGAGATCAACTGGTCGGGGAACGTCGCGTATCTGCTCTCCAGCGCCCTGGGCACCGCCACCCAGCGACCGCTGACCATCGGCACCAACGGCGGCTACCTGGCGCTGCGGACCAGCGGCACGGATCGCTGGACGGTCCAGCCCACCGGACACCTGGTCGCGGCTGCCGACAACGCGTACGACATCGGCGCGAGCGGGGCGAACCGTCCGCGCGACGTGTACGTGGCGGACAAGCTTGCGGTCAACGCCACGCTGCCCACCGGCAACACGCGCTTTCAGGTCGGCGGCGACGGCTACATCACCGGTCTCTTCGGCATCGGTGCCGGCCCACAGGGCGGGGTGGCGCTCACGGTGGGTGGCTCGAACTACGGCCACGGGTTGTGGAGCACGTGTGCGGTCAACCCGGCTGGCAACGGCTGGCAGATCGACGCCGTGCGTGTGGATGGGGTGCCGACCAACACCGGCAGCTACACCAGCGTCGATTACCGCTCGTTCTATATCGGTGCCATCACCGTGCCGGCGGGGTACGCCTTCAACTACGGCCTGTACATCGGGGCGCCCAGCGGTGCTACCACCAACCTTGGTCTGTACAACGTGGGCGCCACGCAACTGATTGGCACGCTGAATGTTGGGAGTAACGCCACGCCGCCGACGATCAAGGCGTTTGGCGCCTCGCTGAGCATCGATTCACGCGCTAGTACGTACGTGACTGGCCTGAGTGGTACGGCAGTCACAGGCAACGCGTACTTTGATGGCACCAACTGGCAACGCTACGACACTGGCCAGCCGGCCACACTCGTCAATCCCGCGCCGGCAGCCATTTATTTTTACACCGCGCCAGCCGGCGCAAACCCGATCCCGTGGGCTAACCGGGTGACGGTGGATGCCGCCAGCGGCCTGGTCACTATCGGTGGCAATCTCTCGGCGGCCAACTATCCGGCCGGTGCCTGGACTGCGGCGCCGTTCACTGCCAACCAGGGCGGTGCCGTCGGCGCAACGATGAACTCCAGCCGCTGGACTCAGCACGGCAAGACGGTCATCGTCAACCTCTATGGGCAGATGACGAGCGCCGGGGTGTCGGGCCAGGTGATTCAGATCATTCTGGACAACTCGGTTCCACCGCCGCTGAACGTTGGCGGGTATTTCACCAACGGGGTCTTCCTGTATGTGCGCTCCGGGGTCGCTTTTTACACCGGCGCGGTCACCATGGCCGGTGGCCGAACCCTCCAGCTAATGGACTCTGGCCAGAATAATTTCCTTGGTGCGACACCCGCGTTCGGCGCCGTCAATGGCGACTTCGTCTCGATTCATCTGGTGTACGAGACAGCCTGAACGATGAGCCTGCTCAGTTCGCGTCGCCGCCCCTGGCCGTACCACATGCGCATCGGCTCGATCCTGGGTGACGCAGTGTCGCGCCAGGGCTTCATGCTGGTGCCCAACGACCAGGGCCTGATGGTCGGGAAGAAACAGCAGATGCTCGATCAGGTGGTGCCCAGCGAGCAGGAGTACGGCTCGGCACCGGTGTACCGCGAGCGGACCTCGGTGCTGCGGCCGACGGCTGGCTATGGCGAGCGTGTCCAGTCCAGCTACGGCGATCGCCGCTACTACTGGGGGCACAACATTCAGGTGGAAGGTGGCCTGTTCGGCAAGGGGCCGCTGCTGCACAAGGTGGCCCCTGCCGCCGCCATCCCCGGCAACTACGGCGTGGTGAAGTTCATTGACGCGCCGCAGCCAGGTCTCACTGTGGCGCAGTTCATCCTCTCAGGGACCAAGGTCTTCCGACGGACTGATGACACCGACGTCGGGCAGATTGTCGATCGCGACTTCGGCTCTACGAAAGGCGTGATGGACGGCGTGGTATTCCAGGGCGGCTTCTCGGGTGCCCAGGCCAGCCTGTACGTCACCAACCAGGCCGGCGAGCTATGGGAGCGCACCCCCGGCGGGACGTGGACGCAGTGCCTCCTGCCGAGTGGGTTCGCGGCGCACAAGCTGGAAGTGGTCGGCACCGAGCTATGGGCTGCGTACGTCCAGACCTCGGTCATTCGAAAGGTGACCTCGGACCCCAAGGTCGCTGCCAACTGGTCGGGTCCGTTCTTCATCGGCGACCCGTCGTCCAACATCTCAGCGCTGCGCCAGACCAACAACCAGCTTTGCATCTTCAAAGAGGATGGCTCGGTGTTCACGCTGAACTCCGACGGCTCGGCGAATGATCTGCTGCCTGGTCTCGCCGGCCCGAGTTCAGCAGACAACGGCTTCAGGGCCACGGCGTGGCTCGATCGCATCTGGTTCAAGGTTGGCCGTACTACGTACTTCCTCTCAATGCCATCGGCCGAGCTTCAGCCGATCGGCCCAGGGCGCCTGCTCGATAACGCCTCACCCGTTCGGGGTGACTCATGCGCCTTCGTCGGCTGGGGTGGCTATCGGGCGTACATGACGCTCTACAACGCGGACACCTCGACCAGCTACCTGCTGAGCTATGGCAACTGGGAGTCCAGGGACACCAACGAGGGGCAAGCGCAGAAGGTCGCCTTCGATGACCAGTGGGACGGCAGCATGGCCGAGTGGCCGGGCCGTCACGCGACGGCGATGGGCATCTCGAACGCCAGCGGTTTTGATCGGATGTACATCGGCTTTGCCGATGGCCGGTGGGACTGGTTTCGCCTGAATCGCTCGGTGTTCGCGATCGGCGCGGATAGTCCCGTGGAGCCGCCGCCCGAGTTCACGACCGACGTCAGCGAGATCGTTTTCCCGCTGCACCACGCGATGTTCGCCGCCGACATCAAGCACTGGCTGGGCTTCTCGATCTTCGGCCCGGTGATGCAACAGGGCGACGAGGTCCAGCTTTACTACCGCCTGATGGCCAGCGCCGGCGCCCCGCCGGTCGATCCGACGGCGCAGTGGATCTACATCGGCGAGTTCATCAAGAACGGGCAGCGCATCCCGGCCCCGGCGAACCTGGCTGGCAACGCACTCTCGCTGAAGGCGCAGTTGTTCAACACCAACCAGGCCGACACACCGATCCTTGAACTGGTCGCGGTCCACGAGCGAGTGGTCCCAGCGTTCAAACGCGACTTGCACCTGACCGTCGATGGCAACGGCTTCCACTCGCGCCTGGACGGCGCCGTCGTGCGCTTCGACGCCGACAAGGCCCACAAGACGATGATGGACGTCGCCGCCGCGCCAGGGTCGTGGGCAATCGAGCTACCCGACGAGACCGTCAACGAGATTGCCCTGTTCGGGTACTCCGAGCGAATGCTGCCGATGCAGGCAGGTGGCGGCCACTCCTGGGCGATCGACATCGACATCACTCAGTTCCGGATCCTGACCATCTACGGGATCATCCGTCGCCTGCGGGGCACCCGCATCGGGGATCTCAAGGGCTACACGATTGCGAGCTTGCAGTACTTATGAGCGACCTCACCAGCGAACTGAACCTCTCGCTTGCCGTTGACGACGACGACACTCGCGACTACCTGGCTCAGTCCCTGCGAGACAGCCTCACGATCATCGATGGGCTGTTCAACCAGGCGACTGGCCACGCCCATAACGGCTCACATCAGGGTGGCCAGCTTCAGTTTCTGGACCTGAGCGTCGGCGGGAATCTGACGGTCACGGGCGCCTCGGACCTCCACGGCTCGGTGCATTGCTACGCCAACCTGACGGTGAACGGCATCGCGACGCCCAATAGCCTCGACGTCACGACCACCAGCCACCTGCGGGGTGCGGTGACGATGGACGCCGGCCTCACCATCACTGGCGCCATCAACTCCACGGGCACGGTCACCATCGGCACCGATTTACAGGTCAATCGCGACCTGGCGGTGGCACGGAACGCCAGCATCACCGGCACGCTCACTGTCGGTGCCATCACCACCGGCGGGGGTGGCCTGAACGTGGGCGGCAACCTGATTGCGAGCGGCGTCGTCATCGCCGCACGCTACTGCACGACTGGCTACGACACCGGTCAGGTGATGAGTATCAACGGCAGCGGCGTCGCCTCTGGCTACTGGTACCAGCGTGGCTCCACCAGCTACCGCTGCTACGACAATGCCGACTTCGCCTATGGTGTGGGGATCGCGGCCAGCACCCTGGTCCAGCGTGACGGCTCGGGCCAGGTCCAGGCCCAGGGCGTGTACATGCCATCGGGCGCCCAGGGCGGACGCCCGACCTACGTCGTGGGCCAGACCGGCGACGGGTGGATGCGATGGTGGCCAGCGAACGCTATCGGCCCCCCAGCAGTGACACGCTTTATGCAAGGCAGCATCGGCGTCCCTGGCCTTGGTCCAGGCGGTGGCAACACCGACGCCTACATCTCGGCGTGGTCCAACTCGCTGGGGGCGGGTGGGCTACCAGGCAGCACCTTCAGCGTCCCGTACGCCGGCTACTACTCGATTGCCGGCGGTTGCCAGGGCAGCAACCTGACAGGCAACAGCGAGACGCTGCGGATCCGCCTGATCTCCAGGGACCACGGCGAACTGGACAATGCCGACACCCCCATCAAGATCAGCAGCTACTGGGGCGCGTACTTCTCGTGGTCGGGATTTCTGAACGCCGGCGAGACGCTGCGGATCAACTTCCAGACCAGTTTCGACGCGATCAACGGCCAGGGCGAACTGCTTGTGGCGTTCATCCCGGTCTCCGACTACCCCAACTGAGGAGGGACGCATGGAAGGACTCGAGATCGTAGAGAACGGGGTGGCGGACGCCCTGCCGCCGCTGTTCGATACGGAAGCACACCTGGGCGCTGGCGCCCTGCGGCGCTTGAGCCGGCTCCAGCAGCGTGTGGAGGGGGCTACGGACGTCGCCCAGGCCGCGATCAACGCACACACCGCCGCACGGCAGGCGTATGAGGAGGCCTTCTTGGCGGCCTGTGAGGACGCGCAGATCTTCGTCCCGCCGGGACCGCACGACGTGGACATCGACTGGGCCAGCGGCGCGGTGCGCTTCACGGTGAAACAGCAGTGAGCGAGTACTCCATCGGCCCTGGGGTGCTCCAGGCGATGGCCGACGCCGGCGATGAGCCGAGGTCCGACGAGCAGTACGTGATCCTCGCCGAGGGGCACAAGATCTCGCAGACCTTCGGCCGCGATGCGCTCTACTACTGGCTCGAGGAGGACAACGCGGTTCGCCGCGCTCCCTTTTGAGGCAGGTGGAAGCTGGCCCGAGCCGCCCGTCACGTGGGATCCGTACACCGACCAGCCACCGCAGGTGTACTCGTGGACGTGCTCGGCCTGCGCCACGGACTGGGTGCTGCGAGCGACGCACATGGGCGGCAACGCCGACATCTACGCCGGCCGCGAGGACACCATCTATGCCATTGGCTACCCGCAGAACATCAACCCCCAGTACGGCCTCATGGACGGCAGCGGGGCGCAGCTTCAGCGGGTGCTCGGCGAGTACGGCATGGACTCCGAGCACGGCTGGCTGGACTACGACACCGTGTACGCCCTGGCCCAGGACACCACGGGCATGATGTCGGGCGGCGCCTGGTACCACTGGGTCGCCTTGCGCGGCGTCCAGGGCCAGAACCTGTGGATCGCCAATTCAGCCCCTGGCTACAAGGGCGTGTGGGATGTCCTCAGCAGATCCGACTTCAACCGACTCGGCCCCTTCTCAGTCGTCTACCTCGTCTGAGCCGCCGCGTGATCCACGCGGCACGGTGGCGATCATCCTGGCCATCGCCGTCGGGGTGTCGCTACTGGTCTTCGAGGGCTATGTGCTCTACGAAGCTATCTCCAGCGTCAGGGGCTTGAGCGAGAACTCTACCCAGGTGCTCATCGCCGCCTTCTCAGGCCTCATCGGCGCCCTGGCGGTGTACCTGGGTGGCCGCGTCATCGGAGGGAAGTGACATGCAGATTGCTATGCCCACCATCACCGTCGGCTGGGTGATCGCGCTACTGGTGTTGATCCTGGCGATTGTGCTGATCGTCGTCAGTCAGGTGCCGCTCATCATCGGCCTGCTGATCGCGGGTGTCGCCCTGTCGCGGCTGCTCTAGCGCTTCTCGGGCGATGCCTATCATCGGTGTCTGGCCGTGCGCGATCTTCACTAGGGCTATTCGCAGACGTGCGACTTCAGCCCACGTGTCGGCCAGCTTCTGCTGCCATTGATCGTTCTCGGCTTCGGACTCGATCAGACGGGTGCGGAGCATGTCGATCTCTCGCTCGTAGATGGTCGCCACGCTGTTGGCCTGGGCGCGGAGTTCGTCACGCTCGCGTTCGACCTTCCGAATCGGATTGCGAGAGCAATCAGGATCGTGACCGGCGCGAGCATCCCACTCGCACTCAGCGCATTCGATGCTCATGGTTTGGTAGACCTAGCCATCTTTAGGGCTACCAAGCGGCGAGCGGACCCCCTCGTGGGTCATGCTGACCAGATCGAGAGGGCCGACGCCGTAGCTGACCGTGCCGTTGATGGCGCGGATTGTCAGGATGCCATCGCCGTAGCTCACGTCCGGGTGGTCGATGTTTTCCAGTAATGCGTCGGCGATACGGATTCGCTCGTCGGCTCGAAGGACCCGCAAAGAACCGTGGGGTTTGTCCAAGTCCAGCCGCATCGTTTCGATGACGCACTCTCCCGTCGGCGGCTTGTTAGATCTAAGCCCCATGAGAGCTACCAAGTGGCTTGCGGCGTGGACATGGCTGCCAGGAAGCAGCGCTTCCAAGTTGTACGCCACACTTGATGCACACTGAATCCCAGCGTGGTGGCTGATCGGGGTTGTCGGGATTGCCCTGCCAGATATGGGCGGGGCGCCGCGAGATTCGCTTGGTCACTCTAGGCCCCATTAGAGCCTCACGGGATCCGCGACAGGATGTTGAGCCCGAAGAGCACCACGGCGACGATGGTGCCGATGACCAGGGCGTAGATCGGCAGAATCAGCCCGACCAGGCGCCACGAGGCGGCATCGATGCGGTCAACGATCCGTGCCTCGGTGTGGGCGAGGACTAGCTCTAGCTCGTGGTGCTGCACGTATTCCTGGGTGGCCATCGTACTCCTGACTCCCTGCTTGGTACTCCAGAATGGTACTCTGCGAGGCCCGTGCTCACCCGCACTCACCGACGCTCAGCGACGCTCTTGAGATTGGATCGTGCCTTGTGAGGGGCCTCAAACGGGGGTGTGTTCTTCACGGCTGAACACGCACCTCCATCTCGTCTGAGATCAGAATGGGGCCTTTTCGGCCCCTTGGTACTTCGGATTAGTACTCAAAAATCCCCAGGTACCGTCAGCCATCCCGGTACACCCTCATGAACCGCTCAACAGTCTCCTCGCTGAGGCCGAATTCTGCGCCGGCGATTGACAAAGAGACGACCCGGTCGCCGCGCAAAATCCCGTCCTCGTCAATGTGCCCCCGCACCACCATGGGGTTTCCAGCGTCGTCCATCGCGAGCATGTAGAGCGGGTTGGGGTACTCACTCATCCAGCGGCACCAGCTTGATCGCCCTGGTCGGCTGCGGCATGCCAGGCGGCGCCACCCAGGTCTCCTCCAGCGGCACTACGCACAGGAACATCGCGTCGCCACTGTGCTCGCGATGCCAGGCGATGTACGCCTCGGCGGCGGCACGGTTGGTGTAGGCGGTGATCACGTCAAACCACCCGTCCTTGATGTCCGCGCACACCACGTAGACCCACCCCTTGGGCAGCGGTGTGTCGAAGATCTCTTTCAGCAGGGCTTCAGTTGCTCGGGTCGGAGTCTGTGTCACGGAGCCTCCAGGCAGTCAGGTTGGGCGACTCGTGCTCACCCTCAGGCAAGCAGTCGCAGTCTTCGAGCAGGCACTCATCCGGGTCGCACATATGGCTGAGGCCGGCCACCTGCATGCAGCCGCAGACGGGGCAGTGATACATGCCGAGCGGCGCCCCCTTCAGGGCGACTGGATCCTCGGGGCACTTGACCATCAGCGCTCCACCAGATTGAGAAACAAGTCCCACCGCTGGCCGTTCAGTTCGACCCAGGTCTCCAGCTTGAGCTTTGGATCGATGTGCTTGAGCGGCAGGCGGACCCCGGTCCGGGCGCGTTCCATCTCCTTGCGGGTGCTGAAGCTGGCGACGGTGACCAGCCCGTTCCGATAGTCCGCGACCATCTTCTTAGCCAGGCTGATCCAGATGCCGCCCGGCTTCTTACGCCCGGGGTTACGCGCCTGGTTGCGCGGCACGGACTTGGTGGTGAACGTGATGTCGTCGTCGGTCACTGTTTCCGGGGGTACCTCGCTCGTTGGCCTGGGCCGGTTGTGCCGCCCACGGATGTATGGGCGGCGCGGCTGGTCGCTCACGCGCCAGCGTGGATGCGGAACTGGCGCTGGATCTGCTGCACCGCATGGCGGACGGTCTTCTTGGACGAGCCAGGAAACTTGCGCCGCATCGCCTCGTAGGCTCGATCCTCCAGGCCCATCCAGTCCTGCTTCTCGACCAGATCATGGCACGTCTGGCAGGCCCCCCAGGCGCCCCACGACTGGCCCATCGGCCCAGGGTTGACGAGGAAGTCTCGAGCGACCTCGTTGGCCACCACGGGCGTCGCCGAGCAGAAGTCGCAGATGGGGTTGGTGGAGCGCGGTTCCACCCTGGGGCACACCTGGCACCGCCAGACCGGCACGTCGTTCTCCCGGCCGGCCTCCATCGGGAAGGCGCAGTGCAGCGGCGCCGGTGCGCTACTCATCCAGCTTTGCCTCCAGGCGGTCCGCCCAGTTATCGATGATCTCGTACGGGATCGGGCGGCCGACGGTGTCATGCCGCCAGCGGCGGATGTCCTGACTCACCTCCGCCATGACGACGCGCAACTCGTGGTACTTGATCGTCGGGCGCTGGCGGCCAACGCCCATGGCATCAAGTTCTTCCTGTAGCTCGCGCACTCGATCGATGACACGGCGTTGCTCTTCAGGGTTCATGTTCGCGTTGCACCTCAGTGTCCATCTCACTCCGGTACGGGGAATGCCTCGGCGCCGCGCCCGTCGCTGCGCCAGACCAGATTCTGGATCGTCTCCTGGCGGCGCCAGAAGTTCCAGGCTTTGATGACCAGGGCGACTAGTAGCTCGCGCCCCCTGGCGCTGTTGTCCCACGCCGTGTACTGGCTCATGAAGGTGTTCCGCAGCCGCAGGATGGCGCTGCCCCTGGGCAGGTTGTCGCCCTCCACGAGATGCTCCACAAAGATGGCGGCGGCCTGGGGATCCGTACGGAAGAGCAGCGTCATCGCCGTGGCCCACAGACCCGTGCCGCCGATGAAGCCGGCGTTGTGGATCCGTGTGGCCAGCAGCACCCCCTCGCGGACCTCGGGGTGCGCGTCCACGTAGGCCACCTGCTCGGGGATCGACGGTGCGGTGTTCGGGTCGCGGAACGACGAGACGTACACCCGCCCGAAGCGTTCGATGATGATCAGCGTTCGA